CTACTGGTAAATTGATTATTATTGGTACACGAGTCTCTGCAGTAGATTTATACAAGGAGCTACGCTCCGAAGACCGCTACCCTGGTGGACAAGTACCTTGGACTTACCTTGCAATGCCGGCTCTGCTTTCTACGGACAATGACCCCGACAAGTGGGAAACCCTTTGGCCGGCTAGTGATGCTCCCTTTGATGGTCAGATGGAATCTGATAAAGATAAAGACGGCCTCTATCCTAGATGGAATGGTCGCAACCTTTACAATGAACGCCAAGCTATGGATGCAAGTACCTGGGCCTTGGTGTATCAACAACAAGATATCTCAGATGATGCCATCTTTGACCCAGTATGTGTGCGAGGTTCTATAGATGGTATGCGTAAAGCAGGTCGTTTGGTTCCTGGTAACCCAGGCCATCCGCGTGATGTCAACGGCTTTTCTTTTATTTGTGGTCTTGATCCCGCTATGGTTGGTGATACAGCCGTCGTTTGTTACGCTGTTGATAGGGCTACACATAAACGCTATATCGTTGATGCTATTAAAATTACTAGGCCAACGCCTGCTGCAATCCGTCAGTTAATCTTTGACTGGACATCTCTCTACTCACCTAGTGAGTGGATAGTAGAGAAGAACGCATTTCAATCTTTCTTAACTCAGGATGAAGGTATACGTGCAAACTTGGCTAGCCGAGGAGTGCTACTGCGGGAACACCATACTGGAACCAACAAGTGGGACTCCGGCTTTGGAGTTGCATCAATGTCAACTTTGTTTGGCACCAAGCAATTTGATGGTAAGCACCACCGCGATAACCTTATTCACTTACCTTCAGATCAAACTGAAAACGTTAAGGCGCTCATTGAGCAATTGATTACGTGGTCACCTACCACTAAAGGCAAGACCGATATGGTAATGGCTCTGTGGTTCTGTGAGATTAGAGCACGTGAGATGCTCAACCAAGGTATGCACAAGACCCATCATATGAAAAACCCTTTCCTATCTCGCCACGAGGTAAGCAAACGAACAGTTATCAACATAGATGAACTGCTCGCAGAGAAAGACCGCACGTTCATCTAACAAGGAGATAATAATGGCTAACGGATCAACAGCAGACAAAGCAGCAAAGGCTCGTAGCAAAGCATACGATGCTAAAAGTTTCTTTGGCGATTCAATGCAAATGGCTAGTGATGTTGCTAAAAAAGCAACAGGCAAAAATTTAACAATGGCTGAAGAAAGAAAAGCAGGAAAAATAATTCAAGCACGTCGCGTTGCCGATACTGGTCGCACTGCTCGTCGTGCTGATTTCAAAGCACGTCAAGCATCAGCAGCAGCAAAAAAAGAACGTACAGTTGCTGCAGTTACAGGTGGAACAAAAGCAAAAGCCAAGCCAACAGTTAAGAAGACAGGCAAGAAGTAATGGCACGTTCATATGAACAAATAATGAAAGACATTGAAACTGTAAAAGCAACTCCTGCTTTTCAGAAAAAAATGGCAGCCTGGCAAAAAGAATTAGACAAGCAAAAGAAAATTGCAAAAACAGAAACGGCAAAACCAAAAACTAAACCAAAGTCTCCAACAACTCGTGCTACATCTCGTACACCAAAAATACGTGGTGGTGCTGGTATGCGTGGTGGCATAGGTTCACTCGGCACTGGCGGCGGTCTTCGCGGCTCAGTAAATAAGTAGGAGATACAATGGCACAAATGAAGAAGCCTGTAGTCAAGGCAACAACTAAGCCAAAGGCACCTGTTAAAAAGAAGGTGCTAGTAATGCCAGACAAGATTTCTCCATCCAAGATGACACCTGCACAAAAAGCTCGTTACCTAAAAAACCCAGAACGCTACAACGGTTAAGGACCCCCATTGTTATCAGTCAAAGAAGTTGACGCTAAGCTAGCACGCTTACGTACTCGCTCATCAGCGCGAGATCAACGTATGCGTGATGTGCTCTCGGTGCGTCAGGGAGATATCTCTAAGGTATATCCTGCAATGTTTTCAGAGGATTATCCAAAGCCTCTGGTTGCAAACTTCATTGACGTAGCTGCACGTGACTTAGCAGAAGCAATGGCACCGTTGCCATCCTTTAACTGCTCAGCAACTAATATGGTTTCAGATGCAGCACGCAAAGCTGCAGATACTAGAACTCGTATTGCAAACTTTTATGTATCAAACTCTGACTTACAACTGCAGATGTACACAGCCGCAGACTGGTATAACACCTACGGTCTTGGTATCGGTATGGTTGAGATGGACTTTGAGGACAACAATCCTCGTATCCGTATGCTTAACCCATTTGGTACTTATCCAGAGTTAGATCGTTATGGTCGCGTCCTATCTGTTACTCAGGTCATCGTTACCGATGCAGAGACGCTAGGGGCGCAGTACCCAGAGTTCTACGATTTAATCTTAGGTCGAAACCAGTATGGTCTTTCTTCTCCTTATATCTCAATGGTCAAGTATCACGACAAAGAACAAGATCTGCTCTACTTACCAGAGCGTAAGAACTTAGTTCTATCACGCACACCAAATATCTTAGGCAAGGCTATGGCCTCTGTTGTGATGCGCTCATCTTTAGATGGTGAAGCACGTGGACAGTTTGATGATGTTCTATCAGTTCAACTTGCCCGTGCTCGCTTTGCAGTGCTACAAATCCAAGCAGCAGAAAAATCTATCCAAGCACCTATTGCTATTCCACAAGATGTGCAAGAGTTAGCCCTTGGTCCTGATGCAATTATGCGTTCTGCTAACCCACAAGGTATTCGTCGTGTTCCGCTAGAACTACCACCTGGAGTCTTTACAGAGTCTGGCGTACTAGAACGTGAGCTACGCCTTGGTGCTCGTTACCCAGAGTCTCGTTCAGGTAACATTGACGCATCAGTTGTAACAGGTCGTGGTGTGCAAGCACTACAGGCTGGCTTTGATACACAGATCAAGGCAGCACAAGCACAGTTTGCTCGTATGTTCCAAGAACTTATTTCTATTTGCTTTGAAGCAGATGAAAAAGTATTTGGTGGTATTCCAAAGACAATCAAGGGTTCAGATGATGGAACACCTTACGTTCTTAAATACATCCCATCTCGTGATATCAAGGGTGAGTATGGTGTAGATGTACGTTACGGAATTATGTCTGGTATGGACCCTAACCGTGCCATCATTGCTTTACTACAAATGCGTTCAGACAAGCTCGTATCTCGTGACTATGTACGTCGTGAGATTCCAATGGACTTAAATGTTACGCAGGAGGAACAACGTGTTGATATTGAAGAGATGCGCGATTCTTTGCGCGTTGCTGTTGCTCAGTACGCTCAGGCGATACCGGCTCTTGCAGCGCAAGGTCAAGACCCTAGTGAAATCATTACCCGTATTGCATCTGTTATTCAAGGTCGCCAAAAGGGACAATCACTAGAAGCAGTAATTGAAAAAGCATTTACACCAGAACCACAACCACTTGCGCCAGATATGGCAATGGCAGGTGGACCTCAACTTCCAGCAGCAGGTGCGGCCCCCGCTCCTGCCTCGCAGCAACCTCCACAAGAACAAGCTGGTCAGGCCCCTGCTGCTGGTCAAAAACCCGATATAGCCCAACTACTAGCTGGTATAACCGGCGCAGCATAAATAAGAGGAGGTGTAATATGAATAAAGGATCACGTGCAAAGGCATCTATGGCAGCGCCAAAGCAGGGCAAGATGGATACATCAAAGCCAGCAGGAGGCAAAGTAATGTTTGGAATGATGTCTAAGGCCAGAAAAGGCAAGGCAGTAAAAAAGGGATAATAACTTTTTAACGGAAGGTGTGCTGGGCGATGAAAGATGACAACTATGTTCCTCGCCCAGTGCGCTTTCTTGACTTTGTTGTTATTGGCGTAGGCTTTATACATAACATTGCATCATCTATTGAAACTTTAACAGGTGAGTTAATGGAGTTAACAATTTATCAATCAAATCATCTTACCCAAACTAATAGGGCTTGGGAAGATATGACAGCAGATTTAGAAAAATTAGAGGAGGACAAACAGTGAGTATGATGAATCCACTGGCTGGACCAGCAGGCCCAGGTAAGTACTCCACACGTACCGATAATCTACAAATGGGATCTACCGCATACGGTGAAGGCGTTGATACACAGGCTATTAAGTCTGGCGCTCCGCTTTCAAAAACTAAAGATGTACGTCCTGCTCGCGCAGGCGATGTGCGTGAAGCAGCCGCACAAGCACCAGTAACAGAATTATATGCACCAACACAACGTCCTAGTGAACCAATTACCGCAGGTATAGATCGCGGTGCAGGTCCTGGCTCTAGTGCATTGATGATGCAAAAGTCTAATGTAAAGACTTCAGACACACTAGCAAAAATGTTGCCATATGACACAGACGGCTCTATTGCCATTTTGTATCAGCAGGCAATAGCGCGAGGTGACTAATTGGCTGATCTAAACGCTGCTGCTAATGCAGCAGGTTTAACTGCTGCAGAAAAGAAAGCAATGCAAGATTTATCTAAAACTCTTGCTACACATCGTGAACTTTCAAACTTGCCGACAAACGTTGCACAACAGGCTTATGCGTCTAAGACCCCTGCACAACAAGCAGCTCTTGTTAAAGTTGCAGGCAATGAAGATCCAGCAAAGAAAGCCAACCGTGGTTGGCTAGGTACTGCTTGGCACTACACACTTGGTGGTGCATTTGCAATTGCTCAAGAAGGCTCAGACCTTGCTACTCGTTTAGCACGTACAGCTCTTATTACAGCAGATCAAGGCGTATCACCTTTTGGTAGAGGTGGCGCTTGGGATATTGCAAACGATAAGGGCGATCAAGTATTTAGTCCTAACCGCATTGATACAGCAAAACGTCAATATGGTAATGATCGTATATCTGTTGCTATGCGTGTTTCTAAAGGAGACAAACTTAGCGACATTATTGCTACAGGTACTGATGCTGAAAAGCAAATTGCTTCTATGGTTCAGCAAAACAAAGATACTCTTTGGAATGATGCGTTAGATACAGTCAGTGCTGCTAAGTACTCACCAGGTCGCGCTGTTGCCAATGTTATTGATGCACTGACTCCTGGTGATTTAGTCAAAAATGGTTTTATGTACAAAACTATCTCTGGTGCAGTAGATGCAGCTTATAGAGTTTATGCAGATCCATTGCTTGGTCTTGGTAAGGCTAAGAAACTTGTAGACATCTCACGCTATTCATTAGATGTAGTAGTTGGTGGAAACAAGGTTGAAGAAGTTTTTGCACGTCCACAAGTTGCTGCATTTTGGGATACTTACGGAGCACAGCTTACTAAGTACCGTGATGCCACTACAACTGCTGAAAGAGTTGCAGCAAAGAAGCAACTAGCGATTACAGCACCTGAGTTTGGTGATGCAGTTATTAAGTCTTTTGTAAACATTGATACTCCTATCAAAGATGCCAATACCGCTAAGGCTTTCTTCCTTAACGCAGACCAGACTAAAGAGATGATGAAGGGCCAAATTGGTCGCAAACGTGTGATGATTCCACGTTTAGATCCACTACGTCAGGCTCGTATCACAACAGTTACTACTGCTAACAAAGTATTTAACATTGACTTTATGGGTTCTAAGTTTGTAGATAATCTATTCTTTGGTGGCGCAGCTACAAATGATGGGATTAGAGATACAGTTACTAATAACCGCCAAGCAATTGTTGACGCAGTTAAACCAAATTTTGAAGTTAAAGGTATGGCTCGTTTTTCAATGGAGCAGGTTCAATATCGTATTGATCGCTTTAAGGCTAAACTTGAGAATATCCCTATTTTTGAAAACAACACATTAGATGTAACTGCAGGAGATGCAGCTAAAAAAGTTTATCAGTACGCACGTTTGGTTCTTCCACGTAACGATGCAAAGTTAATGGCACAAGCATTTGATGATGCTGAAGTAGGACTCAAGAAGGAAATCTTCTACGGACTACAATCAACCATTGCAGATATTCGTGGTCTTAATGTAACTAAAGAAGGTCAACCAATTGCACGTGCTCTACAAGGCAAGGCAGAACCTCAGTTTGCATTGAACCAACTTAAAAATGGTCTTGATTACAACCCAGCAAAGTTGCCTAGTGGCGAGCAAGTTGGTCTTATCCTTTCAGATATGTCTGACTTTGTAACTACTCTTAGTATTCGTGATATTGACCGTGCATCTGCACGATCTGGTTTGATCCAACGTTTACTAGGTGTAGCGCACTCTGGTTGGGTAGATAAGATGACCAGTGCTTGGTCCTTTGCTACTCTTGCCGGTCCACGTTATGCGCTTCGTAACGCAGGTGAAGACTTAATGGTCCACCTTGCCATTGGTGAATCACCATTTGGTTTAGTTAAAGCTCGTATGCTTTCAACACGCTTGCGTACAGCACAACAAATGGAAAAAGGTTTAACTAAGTTTGAACAAACTGCAGCAAATCCATTAGGTGGTGCGTTGCGCTTTATTAACAAGAAAGAATCAAAAGCCTATGGCGCTGCTATTCAAGCAGCAGATGGCGATATAAACCAAATCCGCGAGATTATGGCTAATGCCCTTAATGAAGGCAAGATGGCTCGGTTCTATGGTAAAACTGGATTAGGAAAGTTTAATGAAGCAGACCGTGCAGCACTTGCAATGCAAATCAAGCACGGAGATTTAGATAACGCCTTGATGGATGTTGTTGAAGGTGGCAAGAACTCTTTTACTGGAGTAGATGCCTATACACGTACACTTAATTTTGCTCGTGCAAACAAAGTTCGTACAGAAGAACTTAAATATAATTTACCAAAGAATATGAGTCGTGCCAAGGGTTCACGTGGTATGGCTCGTATGGCACCTCTTGCTAGTACAGAGTCTGAAGTAGCTTGGGCTATGCGTATTGGATATTATTCCAATGACAAATTAGGTGGTATTGCAGTTGCTAACCTTGATAATGAAAAGGTAGCAGTTGGCAAACTATTTGCTTGGCTATCAGATCCAGAAAATTCTAAATTGGTTAAGTCTTTCCGTTTAGAAGAAAATGGAATTAGCAAAGAAGAACACGCACAGCGCGTCTATGATGCAGCAAAGCAACTCTTTGTTAAAAACGATGGATCAACCATTAACCTTAATTTGCTAGATAAAATTCGTAAGTACGATGATGTAACTGGTAACTATAAGATTTCAGGTCAGATTTCACTAGATGATTTACCAACATCTGTAGAAGATGCTCCTCAATATATTCTTGGACCACAGTTAGTAGCTGTATCTGATACAGGTAACTACACAACATCTTTGATGGAGTGGGGTTGGGACTGGTTAGGTAATTCTAATGCTCGTTTCTCACGTGAACCTATGGTTCTACAAGAGATGATTAAGATTCGTAAAGAGTTTGATAAGACTGGTTTCTCGGATGCTTTCATTGCAGCTCATAAACGCGGCATCACAGATGAGAAAGCACTTGTTAAAGCAGAGGCATTTGCTCAAAAGGAGCTAGCAACTATTATCGAAGAGCGTGCAGCAGCACAGACTCTTGCTTACGTTGATAATCCTTTAGTACAAAGCCAACTTGCTTTCTCTGGACGTAACTTTGCACGTTTTTATCGTGCTACTGAAGACTTCTATCGTCGTGTTTACCGTGTTGTACGCTACAACCCAGAGTCTATTGCTCGTTCATCTCTTCTTTATGAGGGAATTACGCATTCAGGTTGGATTCAACACGACGATCAAGGTGAGCCATACTTCATTTACCCAGGTACACAGTATGTTTACAAGGCAGTACAAGCTGCAATGACAGCATTAGGCGTACCAGCAGAGTTTAAGGTACCAATGCCAGTGCAGTTTGGTGCTAACTTAAAGATGCTTACACCATCTTTGAACCCAGACTCTGCAATTCCTACACTTGCTGGTCCACTATCAGGTATATCCGTCAAGGTACTATCTAATATCGTAGGAATTTATGATAAGGGTGCAGCAGATACCATTACAGGTGCTGTTCTTGGTAAGTATGCAATAGATCAACCAATGGTTTCAGCGTTCTTGCCAGCACACGTTAACCGTATCTATGCAGCAATGAACACAGATGAGCGTGATGGTCAATATGCCAGCGCATCTCGTAAAGCTATGACTTATCTTGAAGCATCTGGACACGGATTAAAGCAGAAGTTTGACGCAAACAATAATCCGATTCCATTTACTTCCAAAGAACTTGAAGATTATCGTATTAAGTTAAAGAACAGCACACTTGGTATCTTAGGTATGCGTGTTATCTACGGTTTTGTAGCACCTGCCTCCCCTGCTGTACAACTCAAGTCAGATATGAACGACTGGGTACGCGGTAATGGTGAGGCAAACTTTAAGCAAGTCTGGTATGGACTACTTGACAAAGTTGGTGACTATGACAAAGCAATGGCTGAGTGGGTTAAGTACTTTCCAGACCAAATGCCATTTACTGTTTCAGAATCAGAGCGTTCAACTGTTGCATATTTCCGTTATGCACAAGAATCTGGTGATTTTGTAGATAAGAACCAAGGTTTGTTTAAGGAGTTTAAGCAAGGTGCAACTTTCTTAATCCCTCACAAGGCTGGTTACTCTTGGGATGCTTACAAGACTATGACCGATATGGGTCTTCGCAAGAACAAGACAGTTACTGACTTCCTTCGTGAAGTGCAGACTGCTTCAGATATGCAGACTTACTACGAGAAGAAGAATCAGTACGAGAAGAACCTTGAATCTGTTGGTACAGACTTTGAGCGTTCAGCACTTCGCAAAGAGTTCACAGACTGGTCTACAATCTATAAAGCTGGTCGCCCACTAGTTCAAGAAGAACTATCACAGGGTAGCCAAAAGGCTATTGAGCGTATGAACGCTTACAATGATTTAACAGCAATGGTTAAGTCACCAGTTGCTATGAAAGCAAGTCCTGGGACTACTGAGGCTTTGCGTAAAATGGTTGATCTCTATGAAAAATACAAGACTTCAAGAAAAGAAATAGAGCAGTTTGGTGGTAGTCAATTCCTTTCTCAGATGAACAAGGACGAAACTATTATCAAAATGCGAGAACTTTCACAATACAACGAGAACACCGTGAGTGCTTACAATGTACTCTTTGGTAGATTGCTAGGGGACTAAAGTGGCTGGAAGCTCACCAGATCAGGCTCGCGCTACAGCGCAAGCAGCAGAATCAGCACGCACTGCTGCAGCCGGTACTAGCGGAACAACTGGCCAAACAACAACAGGAGACTTTACAGACTTCTTAAAGATTGTAGCCAAAAGCCCAACTCTTATTACTGCTTATTCAAAAATCCTTAAATCAGGAAATTACTACAATGGTAAGATTACCGATAAGTACACCCCTGCTCTAATTAAAGCATTTAACAAAGCAGAAGAAGATAGAGCACTTGTTTCTTTAACTAGCCCTATTAGTCGCGATGCTTTCTTCCAGCAGATTAGCGTTATGGGTTCAGGCACTGGAACTGGTGGTGCATCAACGGTTACTAGCGTAACTAAGTACACACCTGAATCAGCTAGAGTGCTTGTCAATTCAATTATCCAAGATACTCTAGGTCGCAAAGCAACCGATGCTGAAATTAAAAAGTACACACAAGCTCTTAAAGGCATTGAAGGTAAAGCATCTACTGTTACCAAGTACTCTGGATCTGGCGCAAACCAGACACAAACAGTTACACCTGGTATCAGTGAGAAGCAGTACCTAGTAGATCAAATATCCGGCACAGATGAAGGCAAGGCTAACAAAGTCCTTGGTTTTTATGAGACATTTATGAATGCGTTGGGTGGTCGCTAATGGCTGTTGATGTTAATAAACTTATTAAAGATGCTAAGGCAGCACAAGCAACAGCACGTACACAAGCACAAAACGCACAAGGACAAGCAGAAAAAGATAACGCACTTGCAGAAGTTGCAGCATTATCTAAAAAACAACTTGAATACGCAGATACATTAAGGCCAACTTTAGATGATTATGAAGCTAGGTTAAAAATTTGGGCTAACAAAATTGCTCGTGGAGATAAACTTTCTGCAGTAGAACAAAAAGAATTTAATAGTTTGGTTAACAATTATAAGTCGGTTAACAAAACAATTGATTCAGCAATTAAAAGATCTAATGATATTCTTATAGAAGCACGTCGCGGTAAAGTGTCAACAGATACTAAGGTTTCTGCAACAACAGTAACTAAGCCATCATCTGGTCCAGATGCAGCACGTTTGGGATTAACTAGCCCAACAGCTTCTGCTAATGATATTTTGACTAAAAAACCTTTGCCAAGTTCAGATGGTAAGAAAAAACCAATGCCTGATACTACTGTAGAAACTCCTATAGTGACCCCTGGAGGCGACTTTACAGACTCACAGAATGCAGCACGCTTGACAGCAGAAGGCAAAGCCCCAACAGGTATTAAGAGTTCATTAGATACTCTTCTTGCTAAAACAGAGTTCTGGTATGACCTACCTGATTATATCTTTAAGTTAGATCCTAAACTTGGTGAACTACTTGTTCAAGCAGTAGATACTAATATGAGTCCAGAGATATTTCTTTCTAAAGCTAAGTTAACTCCTTGGTGGCAGAAGAATGCAGAACCTATACGTAAGCGTATCGTTGACCAAGCCAAGGCAAAAGAATTACAAGCTGCTGGTGAAGACATTTCAAAGACTGATTATGGTCTTTATATGGCAAAGAAAGTTCGCTCAGTTAAGGCTCAAGCAAAAGAAGCTGGTGCTACCCTTACTGATACACAAGCAGCTTCTATTGCAGATAAAATTTACAATGGTTTCTTAGATGATGACCCATTAGCAATCAATGCACTTATAGTTCCATACATTGGAAAAGTATCAAGCATTGTAGGTAACGGTCTAGGCGGAACAGGCCTTACTGGATTTAGTGGTCAAGCACTTAAAGATTATCAAACACTACAAGGTATTGCTAAGGCTAACGGATTTACCCTTAAAGATATTTTGCCTAACGTATCTGCAATTACAGCAGGTGGCGATATGGAAACAGCAGTTCTTCGTGGGCTAGCAGATGGTTCCTTAGACATTAACCGCATCTCTCAAGATGCTCGTATGTTAGCTGCACAAGGACAGCCAGAGTATGTACGTGGACTCCTATCTCAAGGTTATGACCTTCAAGATATTTATGCTCCATATCGCAGCACTATGGCAGCTACTCTTGAAATAGATCCAAATGCAATTGACCTTAATGATCCTACATTGCGTATGGCTATTACTGATAAGGGTGATATGAACTTGTACGATTTTAAGAAAGCATTACGACAAGATTCACGTTGGCAGTACACAGGTACAGCTAAAGAAGAAGTTTCAAATGCTGCATTAGGAGTCCTTCGTGACTTCGGATTCCAGGGGTAATAATGGCTAAATATACATTAGAGGAAATTGCTCAATCAATTCGAGATACTGGAAGCGTACCAGAAGGATTAAGTCTAACTGAATCAGGTATCACTCAAGCTCAATTATCAACTTTAATTAACCAAAATCGTGGTCTTTCAAGAATAGAAAGATTACGTTTAGCCGCTGGCGAGAGCGCTGGTGGTGCTGGTGATTTTGGAAACATATATGATACTGGTAGGCAAGAAAGACAATCAGCATATGATTTATTGTATCAACAATTTGAACGTTATGGCCTTGCTTCTTTAGTTACTCCGTTAAAGGATTTGATTACATCAGGTTCTTCACCATCAGAGTTTACAATTAAACTACGTGAGACAGAGGCCTACAAGAAACGCTTTGCTGCTAATGCTGACCGTATTAAGAACGGTCTTAAAGCAATTGATGAAGCAACATACTTAGGTCTTGAAGACCAGTATCAGAATGTTATGCGTAACTATGGTTTGCCAGAATCTTATTATGCACGTGGTGATATGGGAACACAAGAAGGATTTAACAAGTTTATTGCTAACGATGTATCTGCAGCAGAACTTGAAGACCGAGTTATGACAGCGCAGTCTCGTGTTATGAATGCTAATCCAGAGGTGCTTGCATCACTCAAGCAGTTCTACCCAGACATCACTAATGGTGATATCTTAGCCTATACGCTAGATCCAACTAGAGGTCTTACTGATATCAAACGCAAAATAACTGCAGCCGAAATTGGCGGCGGTGCAATGCAAGCAGGATTAAACATTAGCGGTACTCGTGCAGAAGAACTTGGTGCTGCAGGTGTTACCAAAGCACAAGCACAACAAGGCTATGGTGTCATTGGTGGCGGTTTGCAACGTGGTTCACAACTTGCATCTATCTATGGACAAGACCCATATTCACAGACTACTGCTGAAAGCGAAGTCTTTGGACTTGCCGGAAAGACAGAAGCAGAAAAGCAACGTAAAAAACTTACCGGACTTGAGAAGGCCACCTTTAGTGGTCAAAGCGGAATCTCATCTGGAGCCTTAGCACGAGATCGTGCTGGCGCTTACTAAATAAAAGCCTGCCACTAGAACGACTGGCCTAGTGGAGCGACATCAATACCAGTAGCTAGAGCCATACCAGTTCCCCAACTGAATATGAGGCTAGCGCCAACAACTAATAGGGAGAAGGACCACTATGTCCAATTACGACTACGAGGAAGATGACGACTTCACAACAGAAGATACGTCTGGAAACGACCTAGTAAAGCAACTACGCAAGGCATCAAAACAAAAAGATAAAGAACTAGCAGAACTTCGTTCTCAGTTTGATTCTTTAAGTAAGGGCCAGCGTGAAAGAGCAATCAAGGATGCCCTCGCAGCTCGCGGGGTAAACGGCAAAATTGCTGCATTTATCCCACAGGATATAGACCCAACTGAAGAGTCTGTATCTAAATGGCTTGAAGATTATGCCGATGTATTCGGTATTGAAGTAAGCCAAACCCAGACACCTAATGTAAATCCAGCCGATGCTGCAGCATATAAGCGTATGACAAACTCCGCCGACTCTGGCGCTTCGCCAGAACATAACGGAGACATTATGCAAAAACTAATGAATGCTAATAGCAAAGAAGAACTGGATGACATTATTAGGTTATCTGGACTCTAATCCGATCCTAAAACAGAAAGGCTAGACCAAATGGCTATCCCAACAGGTACCCCCACCTCTAGCTCGACGATCAGCAACCTCGTACAAGCAGCATACGACCAGTATGTAAGAATGGCGCTTCGCTCCATTCCTGTTATGCGTTCACTTGCCGACGTCAAGCCAGTGCAACAGGCAATGCCAGGATCATCAGTTGTTTTCTCAATCTATTCAGATTTGGCTCAGGCTACATCTACATTGACAGAAACTTCAGATGTTTCAAGCATTGCACTAGGTAACCCTTCACAGGTTACAGTAACACTGAACGAATACGGTTCAGCAGTTACAACAACAAAGAAGCTAAATCTAACTTCTTTCAACGACGTTGATTCAGCACTTGCTGACATCATCGCGTACAACGCAGCAGATTCCATTGACAACGTAGTAGGTCAGGTCCTCTCAGCAGGTACCAACGTGATCTACTCAAACGGTCCATCAGGAACTACTCCAACTGCATCATCTGCAGTTCTTGCAGCAGACACAATGACAGTTGCGGATATCCGTAACGCTGTTGTATCACTACGCACAAACAAGGCATTGCCTCGTATGGGCGAACTATATGCTGCATACCTACACCCACGTCAGTCAGCCGATCTTCGTGCTGAAACAGGCACAGGTGGATTCCAGGAACTAACAAAGTACGTAGAACGTACACCGTTCGTTGCTGGCGCAGTAGGAGTTATCGAAGGCGCTTTCATCGTTGAGACACCACGTGTTCTTAACGGTCTAAAGTTAGCTGCTGGTATCTCAACCACAACAACTATCACCAACGTTGCTTTGACATCTAACGTAGTAACAATTACTACAGCAGTTGCTCACGGTCTTGGTACAGGTCAGATTGTAACAGTTGCTGCTACAACTAACACTGGAGTTAACGGTACATACACACTTGCGTCTGTACCATCAACAACAACATTTACATACGCATTGACAGCATCTAATATCACATCAGTTGCTGACACAGGTACTGTAACATTTACTAACAACTACCGCGCAATTGTAGCTGGTCGTGAAGCATTGGC